CCACAAGTTCATATTTTTGATTAGAAAATCGTTTATATTACCAGAAAGCAAGTCTGCATCTCGCTTATCCATAAGCCCTTTCAACAGCGTATCGTGTTCGCTCTCAAGGTCTAGTAACGGGTTTGACTTGCTCCACGTCTCTGGCATATAAATCTCATCAACACTATCTTGCGACCAGACAAGGCACAATTGAGTATCACCTGCCCTGTCGTCACGTTCCATGATGCTTTGCATTGTCCGTTCATCATGCCTTAATGGTGAAGTTGGGTTTGGGTAAGCCGTGGAGATTTGAATGAATTGGCGGTTTGGAATTTTAACCTGTCCCGAAACGATTTTAGAAATGCTTGTGCGGTCTTTTAAGTCACCAGACTCATCCATAATCGCATTGGTCAAGTAAAGTGGAATCCATCATAGTTACCGCTTTCGGAAGATATAGCCCTTAAAACGTTGTTATTCGTTCTCATAATGACTTGTTCTGACTGGATAGATAAGTCCAACTCTTCAGCTAGAGACTTAAAAGGTTCTTTGGTGATTATCTGTTTAAGCATATTCTTAATATAGCCCATTAACTTCATAGTCTGCTTGAAGTTGATTGAGCTTACCAGATAATCTTGGTTAGATAGTCCAAGTCCTTCGAAAAGGTAAGAGAAACACATAGAAATAGCCTGAATGTACGTTTTCCCTTGACTACGACCAACAGATACAATGACCTGTGAAAAGCGTTTGCCACCCGTTTCATTGCGCCAGCCAAAAGATTGACTAAGCAAAAACTCTTGCCACGGCATAAGCGCTGTTGGCTGTCCCGTGTCAACGTTTGGACAGATTTTAGCAAACTTAAGCACTTTACCAGCTTCTGCCAAGTCGTAACGATAAGGAAAACCGGAATTCCCTTGATGTTTTAAGTCTCTCAAGTGCCTTAGACAAGCAAGTTGCATCATGTAACCAGCTTGTGTTTTCCCATCCATCACATCAAAAGCGTATTTAGTCCCTGGGTCTTGATATTTTTCTCTAACTTCCGAAAAGTCACTGTCTTGATATATCTTTGTTATTGTTTTATTCGTTATTTGTTTAGTTTCCACTTTTTAAATCACCCCCCTTCTAATAAAAATTAAAAGAGATGGGGAAATAAATTCCTCATCTTTTTTAACCACTCAAAAATTCTTTCATCATTTCAGTTGTTGACTTTTCAGGCTTGCTACTATCTGCGATTGTCAGCAACTCTGCCCTACCTTTCGGCGTGAGACCTAGTTGCATGGCTATTTGATTCAGCGTAGTTGTTGCATCCTTCATCGTGGCAACTGCTGGATTCTTTTTAAAACCGAGCGACTGCTCGCCCAAAATCTCACCAGACCCTTGAGCCTGTATAGGCTTTGTGATTTCCTGCTGGATGCCGTTTAGTTTGACGTCTTCGTAAGCCATCTTGTAGATCTCGTAGTTAGTGCAATAAGATTCCACCAAGAACGTATCTATGCGCTCGACCTTGCCTGTTCCTTCTAAAAACGGAACGACTTTGCGCCAAACCTCCCTAGCTACCTGTCCTAGATAGTTTGGTGGGTCACTCGGTAAACGCCCTTTATTTTGTTTATAAAATGGATTTTTAACCAAGTTCGCCTCACCTCCTTCTAGTTCATTTTGACACCCTTTAAAAATCTGAAAAATTGGTGTCCGACATAAAAGAACACCTTGTGGCGGCTCTCCTTGGCACGAGAAGGGGGCGGGGGTCAATTTTAAATTGGGTCGAGGGTTATTATACCACCCTTATTATAAAATCGTGCTATGGGCTTATTAGAGGGGTTTAACGACGTCCTCTTTTTTGCGGGCTATTAAATCTGCCCACGTTGCCACGGAAAGTCGTAGCTCGGTGTTCTGTTTTGTTCTATTTTGACCAGTGCCATAGATTTCTTGCTCTAAAGTCCTCTTGGTGTTATCACAGCTCCTGCATGTAGCTACTACGTTTGAAACTTCAGTCCGAAGTTCTGGAGCTATTTCAACGGGTGTTACGTGGTCGCCTATACGAGCGTCTGGTGTGGTCACACCCAACGCTAGACAGTACTGACATAGATAGTTGTCACGTTCTAATGCAATCTTACGAATAGAAGACCAAATCTTTGAGCGATAGAACGCATACCGTTCCTTGCTCTCATCGTCTCGGTTCCTTACTCGTGTGTTGTATCTAGTACGTGAGTATCTCTGCCTTTCTTGCGTGTATGCTGCTTCCATGTCCTTGTGTGTAGTACAGTAGTGTGCTGGTCTCTCTGTTAAGGCACGGCACCCCTCTGCCTTACATCGTCTGACCATTGGCATTGGCATACCTCCTTTCAGATAAAGTAAAAGAAGAACACCACTGTGTCCTTCTGATTCGATAATACTATATTACCACGTTGGTAGTATGATGCACTATAGATTGGTATAGACCGATGTTGATTAGTCCAAATACTTCTCAGCTTGTCTTAACTTCACATAGTATGTAGCCTTACTAAAGCCCATACGGTCACATATCTGCCAGATATCTAGCTGGTCTATATATACCATCTGGAGTAGGGACCTAGCATCTATATCCCCCACGTTTGCTATCTGCCGGCGAAACTCTAGTTTCTGTTTGATAGCTTCGGCAGTGAAGCGTTCTACTTCTTCACGAGCTGTCATAAGCTCCACATAGATATCATCCTTGCCCTTACGTTTGCCACCTTGGACCATATCTGTTTGCATAGCACCAGCCGTTACTTTAAGGGCTTGCGATTCCAATCGTTTAATCTGTTCTATCTGACTGTCAATATATCTATCAAGCGCCTTGATTTGTTGCAGCCGTTCCACTGTTCTCATAAATTACATTCCTTTATGGTATAATAATATTATTAGCGTTTGAACAGTCCTGGGCATTAGTCTGGGTCTTTTTTTATACAAGAATAAAGAAGGATTAGGGTACCACCTCCCATGCATTAGATTTAGCCATGCCACCAGCAATGCAAGGCTAGGGTAATAAAATAAAAAAGGATTCCTCGATTCTATAACTTATTATTTACTGGATTTTTGGTGTCAAGGTCTGTCAGCTTGACCTGTGTCGAAAAAGTGTTCAAGCCACTAAAGTTAGTGATGACAGACAATAGCTAGCGAGGGAGTCGAACCCTCACAAGCCCATAGCTAACGCTGTATATAATGCACGCTTAACGCTAGCTTTATTTTTGCCTAAATCACCTTTAGTTCGATATTCAAGAGTAATGCGATCAACCTCGCTATCTAGGCTCTCTGACCACTCGTAATGATTAAATACATACTTAGCTATATCGCTTAATAGCTCTCTGGATAGCAAGCCCTCTAATTGAATTACCTTGCGAGGTGTTAGAGCAGCTTTTTCCGCATAGCAACAATTGAGGGCGCTTTGGGTAGCAGCAGCTGCTTTTTTGTCACAAGCCTTAACATCCATAATATGCTTGACAATACTGTTAGGATAAGTCTTTCTTAGCGCTTCCACTTCTGCACGGAACCGCTTGAATAAGTCTTCTGGCAGTCCTGCGTTGGCTTTATCCAAAACTGGGTGCGTGGTTTTGCCTCTTGTATAATTAATAGACAGATAGTCTTGAAGGTCGTCGAATAATTCGTCAGAAATAATACCTTCTAGCCTGTCGACAGTCGCTGGCGATATCCTCGCACGTTCCACCACTGCGGCGTTGAATGCTTGATATATGATGCGAGCTTGTAACTCACTGCACTGCTTGACCTCTTGGAAGAACTGCTTATAAGAGCCTTTTTTGTGTGCTTTTTTCAGTGCTGCATGATCACTGACCAACCGTTGATGTAATTCTGGTGTCAGTCCGGAATATTTGTAGGTTTTACTCATGAGCCACGCTCCTGTATCACTTGGCGGTCTGCGGTATATCCCTCTAATGTTATTTCAACGGCTTCGAATGGGGCGTATTCGTACACAGCTCTCTTAACCGCCATTGTCGTAAGCACTCTTGTATTTCTTAGACCTCTACCGCAAATAATAGCTACATCTCTTCTAAAACGCTCTCGCTCGAAAGCCATATCATAAAGTTTAGATACATTTCTCATTACTGATTTCTTTTGTTGTCGTTTGTTCATTGTTTCACCTCTGCCAGTTCCGGATTGGTGTAGATGTTCCCGATAACCTTCGTCGAATCAGCAACATTACATAAGCGTTCAAAGTTTTTGTATCCAATAAGATTAATGACATACGTTCCTAAGTCTTGTCTAAGGATAACAACTCCTTTAAACAAGTCATTTCTTGAAGTAACGATGTCCCCTCTGAAAATATCCTTGCCATCCTTGTCGGTGAAGCCAGTTGACTGCATCAGGTCAATATCTCTGAAGTTGTAGCGATTTAATTGCTCAAAGAAAGGTGTTTTAACGCAAATTTGACTTTTTTCGATGTCAATAGATACAATATCGCCATCTTCATACATCGTTTTATGGATTTTATCCCACGCTCTAAATCTAGGTATCATTGCCCTCGCCCCCTTAAGTAGCTAGGGATATCATCCCCAACATTCACCGCATCGTACTGTTCCTTACTGACAAGAAATTTGCCGTAAGCACCGCAATCAATCGTGTAGAGCTTACCGACCATAGACTTGCCGGTCACTTTGCCGTGTAATTCCACTGCATTATCTGCCTTGTGGATAACCACGGTCTCGATTGGTCGGTTAACCACTCGTAGAACAGTAGTCACGTTAATCGCTAGCGATACCAGTAGTAGAATCGTTGCTATCGTTAGATCCTTATGTTTCATAAATACCTCGCTATTTCTTTAATTACATTGACGGTCACGCTATTGCCTGCTTGCTTGTATAGCTGACTGTTGCTATTGACCTCTTGCGCCTTGTCAAACGCCCAATCTGGAAAACCTTGCAATCTCCAACACTCTCTAGGTGTTAGCTTGCGAATGCGAAAGTTAGGAGTTGCCACGCCTTGACTATCACCAGTTACTAGCGTGTTAGCGATACCTTCACCAACTCGACCTCTGCGAGTTTTGGAGTTAGGGTGCGACAAATTAACACTATCCCCCACACTTGCTTCAGCGTATCCTTGCTTAGTCGCTTCACGGACACGGATTTTGGGTTCTAATCCGCCGCCTTGCATCGTTCTTTGGGCTGTAATACTCCATATTTTTTTAATTTCATTCGGTATAGCAACTTGCTTAAGCCCTTTGTAGTCGGTTGCTGTCAGAGTTCCTACAATCCCTTTAGGATCATGCACTATATCTCTAGTCCCTTGAGCTGTCCCGTTGGGATTTTTAGTATTCCCTAAAATATTGATTCCTAACCGTTTAGCACTAGATTTTTCGTCTTCTCCTCCGATAGGAAAAACTTTTCGTCCACGTTCTCCTCTAAGATGTCCGATAATAAACACACGTTCCCTGTTTTGTGGTACTCCGAAATCTTTACTGTTAAGCACTTGCCATTCCACATCATACCCGAGTTCATCCAACGCTGAGAGGATTGTCTCAAAGGTATCTCCCTTGTCGTGGTTAAGGAGTCCTTTGACATTTTCAAGGAACAGATACTTAGGTTTGAGAATAGCGGCGAATCTTGCGATTTCAAAGAAGAGAGTTCCTCGAGTATCTTCGAATCCTCTTCGATGCCCTGCAATGCTGAAAGCTTGGCACGGAAATCCTCCGCAAATTGCGTCAACGTGTCCGATGTTTCTGATTTCTTCGTCTGTGACTGTTGTAATGTCATGTAATTCTATTTCTCCCTCAGTATCATGAATTGCTTTATAACTTGCTCTAGCAAATTTGTCGATTTCGCAGAATGCCACACACTCATGTCCTGCAGATTCCATTCCTAGTCTGAATCCGCCAATACCTGCGAATAAGTCAATGAATTTCACAAGTCTTCCTCCTTAACGAATGTTCCATTTACCATCTTTCCTTTTCTGTTCTTGATTTCCTCATAAGCAATACTTAGACACTCAGTTACATCGAGGTCTAATTGATGTGCCAATACGATAATCGTTACCAACGTGTCCCCGATAGCGTCCTTAAGTGCTGCTTGCGGTTCTGTGAATTTAGTCGGCTTCAAGAGTACATCTCGAATTTCTCCGACTTCTTCAGTTACACGCATCCACTGAATCTTTGGGTCAGCTTGCTTTAATCCACGGCTGTCTGCCCAATGGTTGATTTTAGTAATTAGGTTATTCATCCGTTACCTCTTTCACTTCCACTCCTTGGCAGTTGAACACCCACCCGAACCCGTTCGCTTCAAGCTCTTTGCGGGTGTGCTTGGTTCTATAGCCTTTAAATTCGTCATCTGATGCAAAGAACCATTTATGATTGTCTAAATTTTCATTTAGATGGGTAGCGTATCCATCAACCCCTTTAATCCGAACCGTATACCTAGGCTCTTTCTCGACCTCATACCCAAACTGGTGCATGTTGACGAGGGTTGTAATAAACGTTTTTTTATTGCTATTCACCCACGCTTTAAGTTCTTCCTGATGGTAAATCGTTGAATTCGTGGCAAGGTCGAACACAAGACCACTTAAATTTAAGTCAAGATTTTGTTTATTCCCCTCATACCAATCCGCCACATATTGTGGAACTACTGGTTTCTCAAAAAACGAATCATATAGGTCTTCTGCGTGAGCTATTAAAAAGCGTCCTGCTCTTGCTAGTTTCTGCACTGCTTCTTGTCTATCCATTGTTTTCTCCCTCTAGCAAAATCTTTTCTAACTGCTCAATCGTTTCGGTTCTTACATAAATCCGATTTGTCCCGTCTGCGAACGGCGTTTTTACAAAAATGATATTAGGCCCAATAGAGATGTGCCCGATATCATCGACATTTAAAATCGTGTCCATGTCAATTCCTTGTGCGATGTTTGTAACTCTAATAAATTTAGCCATTCTCTACTTCCACCATTTCCACCTTATACTTCCTTGCATTGCGATATTTCAATCCCAATCTGTGCAATTCATTGATTGCTTCATTTTTTGTCTGGAAGACATGCTCACTGTCTTCCATGTTGTCATAATAGACCACTACTTTATATTTCATGATTCTGCTTCCTCTACTTCGTAATAATCAATCTTTGCAAAATTCTTAGGACTAATAGTAATCATCCTTTCTTCTGGCTCAACCTGCTGCAATTGAAGATAATCTATATTTCCTTGTCCAAGCCATTCCAGCATGTCACGAATGAGTTTATAGTTTTCTTTTACCTTGATAGTTTCATCCATATATGGATTTTGCAGTCTAATATTTGTCATATTTCAATTAATTTCCTTCATTCACTTGCATAACTCCATCATCTCATTTAGTAATTCATCATCCGGTAGCTGCTCCAGTGTCAGAATGCGATTGAGTTTCTTTGCATTGATTCCTAACTTGATTGCCACTGCACCTTTCTTTTGATGCGTGATATAAAACCAGTGTCTAAAATACTCTACACGTTCTAACACCGTTACCGATTTATCGTATGGCTTTGGTGCATATTTAATGCCAGCCATGCGATCAGTCCACCGTTTTACCATCTCTTTTATCCTAGTTTTTTTATTAATCATTTTTGAATATTATTCTGCGGTTACCGGGTTACCGTATTTTTCGAAAAACTTGTTAAAAAACATTCTTCTCTTTCTTTATTTAAGCTACAAACCCTATAACTATAGTATTTCATACTATAGTTATATATATATTTATACTTTTATTATTATTTATAGTAACTAGGTAACCTATATAGTATAAAACCAATAGCCACAAGGGATTGAGTGGGTTACCGTATTTTTTTTTTACGGTAACCCACAGTAACCTTTTGAGGTAAAAGTTACCGTACGACCTAACCGGTTACTACACTTTGGTAACCTTTCATTCTGCTTTTTTATTCAGAATAATCTTCATTACGGATATAACCCTTAAATACTTTCCCGTTTCGTTTAAACGGGCGTTTCTCCCACTCTGGCAGCCCATCGACAATAATACTGATCTTGCGAGACAGTTTTCTGTCGCTGGAATTTCTCATGAAAAGGTTATACATGATTTCACGAGTTGATACCTTAGACATTTTGCTATCTCCTTTTTCTAATTCAGAATCATTATCAAAATAGCGTTGTGTATATTGGTGTTGTTTTTGAATAGACCACGAATCCCATTCTTTAGGTACTGGCATATCCAAGTAATCAATAACTTGTATCTCTACTTCGTCTCGATACATAAACCGCTCTCGATATTTGTTAAGCTCTTCCTCAGTAGCGTCGTCAAACATGAGTGGATGTCCGTTTTTGTAAAGCGTGACTGCTTCACCCCAAATTTGTTTAACAACTTCCTCTTTCATCTCCATCGGGTGTTTAACTTGTTTGTCCTTGTTAACGAGAATAGGAAGGAAACGACGTTCGCCGGTTTTGTCTTTTAAATACTCACGCTGGTTCGTAGTTCTCGCGAGGACAAAATTCTTTGCAAATTCTTCAGTCCGTCGCATATATGGTTTACGAAATCTAAGACTTGTCTTTGAGATAAAAGCTTTTGTCTCAGCGAACGACATACGCTCACTAGCCACCATCTCATCATCGTTGACGATAAGAGTTTTTAACATGATGTCGTAATTATCCTTGTTAGAAAAGTCAGTGACGGCATCGGTATACCATTGACCGCCTATTTTTTGGAGAAAGGAGGTTTTACCGACGCCTTGCCCACCAACCAAATCAAGAACATAGTCGACTTTTGCATAAGGATCATAAACTTTGGCTACTGCACATACCAACCACATCTTAGCGATTTTGGAGGTGATAGGTGTATCTTCGGCGCCGAGATAGACTTGTAGGATGCGACTTACACGCTCTCTACCATCCCATTCTTCAGCAGCTTTTTCCATATAATTTTTAACTGGATTGTAGAATCGTTCCGAGAAGAACGTTTCCATACCATCAAGCATGGCTTGGCCAGAAAAAGCGACACCCAAAACATCTTCAAAATAGACTTTAACAACAGAATCAAAGTTAGATGGTAGCTCGCCTTTTTTTAAAAAGGTGTTCCCGATTTTTATATCCTTTGTAATCTCGTGTTCTTGCGAGAACTCGTTGTGCTTCAAATAAATACTTAACTGGTCATCCGACTTAAAAGCTTTTAGAACGTTGCTTGGACTATTAGATTTGATGTTCCCATCCTTGTTTAGTGTCATCTTTGCGTTCGTATCTATACTTATTACATTACCGATTGTTATCACCTCCTATCTTTCTTGATCATACTTTCAACCGTTCTATCGACTTCTCTAGTACTTAGAGGAGTTGGGCTATTGTTATTCGCAATATGGGCGAGCTGAAGGACAAGCTCATCATCGACTGCTCTAATGAGCAAGCCTCCGACGAAACTAGCCAATTTGTCATTCCGTCCCCCTTCGTCACCAAACCCAACTACTATAGTTTCAAATAGGTCTGTAGTATTAGTTCTCTCACGAGTATATGTCCTATTCTTGAGAGCCCTTAAACCATCAGCACCATCACCTTTAAATCCATTGGTGAGCTGATACTGTCTTTTGATGGCTTGGATAAGTTCTTTCGATGGTGTTACCATCGTGAGACCTTCTTTTGATTTCTCTAAATCCCACTCGTAAATACCTTTGTCTGTTGCAGACGGGGCTACGAGAACATAGTTGTTTTCATGAGCTTTGATATCAACGCCTGGGAGAAAACCTATCATTTGAGAAATCGGGGTGTCGTCTCTTTTGAAATAGAATAGATGCTTACCGCCGTTTGCAGTTTTCGCTTGTAGAGTTGGCTCTATTAAATTCAAATAAGGCCATTTTTTTAAAGAATCAAACCCATTACTCTTGCCATGCTTATCAACGTCAATAACGAAGAAATTGGTTGTCCTT